GCACTTGTTCCTGCTCCATTACAAACATCTGCTGAACGAGTTACTGCTGCACCGCTTGTTTGGATGTACGAAGTAGCGTAGCTATTATATTCATATTGCATACCAAAGATTAAAATTCCATTTGTACCATCAACAGTAACAGAACCACTTGAATTATCAGCTACGCCAATAAAGGGGTAATTTTGTGCTGTACTTGAAACGTAAGTAGATGAAATTCTATACCAACCATTTGAGTATTTTTCGATTTTTCCTGTATAGTTTGTAGCTTCGTAGGCAACATTCTCATTTTCTAAATCAAAAACACAATAGTATGTAGAGTTGTTATCAGTTCCAAGAATAGCAAAATTTTTACCTGACCTTTTAACAAAACACGATAAAGTGGCTGTTGTAGAAGTTGCTGTAAATTTATAAAAACCTCTGTTACTACCACTTGAAGAGGGGTGTATTAAAGTAGCGTTGTTTTCCCCTGTTGGCGAAGTTCCTGCGTTTGCTGTTCTGCTTGCAGCTGCCGAAGCATATACGCTAAAATCTTCGCTGTGGCTCATATTGTTCGTTCTACTCGGCTCTAAAAGTAAAGTAGGGCAGCTTTGTACTACTCCGTCAATTAGTGGGTAGTCTAGTCTGGGTTCGTTGCTAGCCATTGTTTCTATTAAGCCAGCTTTGTTTACTCTAGTGGCGCTACCAGTTCTACTAAAGGTAAAATCGCCGTCGCCGTCTGTAGGTAAGGCGCTATATACTTTACTAGTTTTATATGCTGCTGGTATAAGTGCCAGACTTGCGTTATCTTTTAAAGCCATTTATAGTAATTTTTACAAATTTACAAAAAAAACTAGCGACGTTTGCCCTGTCCGCGTCTAGGCTTTTTATAGCCCTTCTGTCCTGGGCTTGCGTTCTTACTGTGTTTACCAGGGCGTTTCTTTTTGCCGTTAGCCCTATATATAAACTGCGGTAGTTTAGCCATTACTTACTTTTGTCTTTTAGTTTTTCGTAGGTGCGAAGTCCACCTAGCCCTAACATTCCCATTAGTACAGTTAAAAGGTGTTCCATTTGTAAAGCTGGCGGCATAACGCCAGGGCTTAGCCAGGCTATAATATCGCGTAGTATAAAATTATATAAAAGTGCTAACCCACAAACCCAGCCTATAAAAGGACGCCAGCCAGCTACAAATATACTGCGGTGCTGGGCTTCTATTTTATTTACTTCGTTTTGTACTTTAATTAGTTCTAGCGCTTTTTCTGGATCTATTTCTTTGCCCTTTATAGCTTCGCGTAGGTCCTTAGCGAAACTTCCTAAGCTACTTTCGCCGCCGCTATTAAGTCCTAAAAGTTTAGCTAGTAGTGTCTTCATTAGTATACCCAGTTTACGTTTTGCGCTTTGTCGCCGTCTATATCAATATGTACAAAACCTTTGCCAGTTCCTATACGCTTAATTCCCAGCAGCATAGCTATACGTATTATTTCGTAGCGTTGGTTACTGTCTGCTATAGCTATATCTACAGCTAGACCTTTTAAGTGGCTGCTGTTCTTAGACGCGTTCTTACCTAGGCTGGCATTATGTTCTGGCGTTCTGTAGCCGCTTGTAATAGCTATAGGTCTACCGTAAATTTCGCGCATTTCGTCTAGTAGTTCTAGTAGGTCCTGGTGCATATTTACACCACTTCCTGGTTCGTCTGGGCTGTCGAATTCAGCTATAGTAAAGTATTTCATTTGCGGCTACTTATTTCTTTTTTAATTTGCGCTATTAGTTCGTCTTTTGACAAAGGCATCTTAAAACTTAGGTCTGCGATCCACTGGCGTACTGGCTTACTGTCTTTATATAAAACCACTACAGGCACTACTTTAACTTGTTTTTGTAAACTCTCTGGCTGTTCGCTTAAATAAGCATAAATAACTTTAGCGCCTTCTATTTTAAACGGTAGGTCTATTTTATTTCGTTCGTTCCAGTTGGCATTAATTTGCACTACTGTATAGTTCTGGCTATATAAACAAACAGAAAACAGTAAAGCTATTAATAGTTTCATTACTTACGTTCTATTATTTCGTATAGTTTTTCGTCTATCTTATCTAGCTTAGCGCTATTTTCTTCTACCTTCTGCTGGGTATTCATAATAGTTTCACGTATAAGCTGGTCTTTTAAATCGTATTCCGTACGGCTTATAGTAGGTTCTGGTAGTTCTTTTGCTATTTCTATTTCTGCTTTAAGCGCAAAATACATAGCGGCTAACGAAACAGCGCCAGCAATAACTAAGCCTATGGTTTTTAAATCTAGTGTTATTTGCGTGCCTTCGTTTAATTCGGTAGCCATTTATTTATATTTTAATCAGTTACAAAGATACTAAAACTAAAAACTTAAAACTGTTATTTGAAAGTCTTCTACTCTAGCTGTGGCGCCAGACTTATCTACTTTAACTTGTATTTTAACCCCTGTAGTTTTTATAGTGTCGGTTACATAAAATTGTGTAGTCCTACTATACCTAACTTCTGTACCGCTACTAGCTATAGTATCGTGCGAAAATTCTACGCTTTTATTATTGTCTGGGAAGTATAGCCTAGCATCTAGTCTAGTATTAGCGCTGCCTGTAGTAATATCGTAGTCGTTACGTACTAGTACTACACTACCAGCTGGTAGTTCGCCTAGGTCTATAGTATTAGTGGCGCTGTCCCAAAGGTCGCCAGTAACGTAGCTAGGCTTATAAGTAGTTAGCGTACCGCTGCCAGCTTTGTCGTTTGTTAGGTCCGTCCAGGTGTCCGCTGTTAGGTTAATAGGTGTAGCTGTTGTAGCGGTGTCTTCATAAAAAGCAAAACCGCCCAGGGTGTCATATATAGCGTTTACGCTAGTTTTAATTTCGTTTACGTTAGCAGCAGTTACTTTATAAATTTCTGCTAGTTCGCTAGTGCTGTTGTCGGTTTTGTTAGTAAAAGTAATTTTAGCCATATCGGTTTTTTTATGTTTGTAGTTCGCTTTGTAGTTCTGCTTGTAGCCCACCAGTAGGCTGTATTTGTTGTATTTTATTGCTTAGTTCTATAATAGTCCTAAAGTACGTAAAGTCGTCGCTGTCTTCTGTAAGGTAGTTTATACCAGCTACTTCGCTAGTAAATACGTTAAAACCTTCGTCGTCTATATTAATATAGTTGGCGCTTCTGGTTCTTACGATCTGTAGTATAGCGTCTGTTATTAAGTTGCTGTCTAGTTCGCCGCCACTATCGCCAGAAAACCTAGTAACGACTTCTAAGCGCGTTATAGTTTCTGTTATATAGCTGGTTTGGTTTTGGTTTATTTCGTCGTTAGAAACGCTGTAAATACGTATAAAGGGGTACGTAGCGCTGCTAGGTATTCTATTATAAATAGGTACTGTAGCACCGCGTAGGGTTACATTACCGTTTAGTTTATCTAGTAGGGCTTTACGTACTCTATGTATTACTTCTTTCATATATATTTTTTTAGTTTGTCGTCTAGTCTAAACATTAACGCCTTTAACGCTTCGCGTACACTAGGAAAAAAATACGGCTTAGGTTCTATATTTACTTCGCGTATACCCTTACCTTTAAATAGCTGTTTTATTTCGCCAGCACTAAACCCTAACGCTTGCGCGTGCTTTGTATCTACTAGCCCACCAGTTCCAAATTCCTGGTAAGGCGCGTACTTTTTGTTATAACCTACTTCTGCTGTGTTACCTTTTTTAGCCATATATACAGACTGTTTTAGTTTTCCTGTAGGCATTTTAAATAAACCAGCGTCTATACGTTTAGTACTACGCTTTACAATATCGCTAGCCGTTTTACCTACTTCGGTACTAAGTTCCTGGCGCGAAAACCTTTTAAGCTGCTTTAGCTTTTTGTCTAGTATAGCTAGGTCCTGTGGGTTTATCTTTGCATTCATTACTTAATTTTGGTAGCGTTCATTACTTAATCAGTCAATTTTTGTAGCGGTTATCGTAGTATAAAAGTCTTGGCTAGTTTCTACTATACTATTTATTCTATACTTAGGTCCAGCGCCTTCTACTTGTAGTAGGTCCTGGTCTTGTATTTCGTCCGCTGTATTTTTACGCATCATTAATTCAATACCTACAAAGTGCTGGCGCTGTCCGTTTTCGCTTTTTATATTACCGTCTACATACGTTAAACTAGCCCAGTAAGTAGCTACAGTAGCTTCGGTAGACGTAAAGCCGCCGAATTCGTCCTGGCTTTTAGTTAGCCTTATTACGCTTATTTGTGTATCTAGTTTGCCAGCGTCCATTATACAAACATATTTTTATAGCTAGTTAAAAGCGCCTTAGTTTCTGTTGGTACGTCCTGTACTATAGTTCCTGTTTTATAGTCGGCGCGGTTATCGTATAGCGTACTTACAAACTGTAGCATAGCGTTCTTTATAAGATCGTCGCTTAGCCCAGCTGTAACGTATGTTATTTTAACGTCTTTAGCTTTGCCGCCGTCTAGTTCTATACGTTCGTTATCCAAACCTTTTACGGTGTGGTCGGCAGTATTACCTTCACTAGTTACCGTAGATATACTAGCTACAGGACCAAAGGGTATATCTATTATAGCTTCTGTTTCGCTTAGGTAGTACGTTCTATTCTTAGCTACTATATCGCGGCTTATATAGTTTTCGCACCACTGGCGCGCCTGTGTTATCATTCTAGTAATTAAACTGTCGTCGGCGCTAGTGTCTATACGGACGTAGTTTTTAACGTCGCTAGTAGTTATTATTTCGCTGCCTGTAGTGCTGTTAATTTTTATTTGACGCATCATAAAATAATTTCTGTAAAAATACGAAAAAAAAAGCGCCACTATTTCTAGCAGCGCATAAATCAGAAACAAGAAATTAAAAAACAGAAAATTATTTAATCAGTGCAAAGTTATTAAAATTGTCTTTATACTTACCGTCTATTGATAACCTTATACTTCTTTGTTGATAATTCGGTATAATAAAAAA